TTGTATGTTGGATGGACTACGTCCGCATATTCTTGTTCTAGATATTTGATCAGATTGTTGCTGAATGTTTTTAGCCTTTCCATCGTTATACGATTACGTGGCATTGCATTTTCTATCTTGCCTAACATTGCATTACAGCCTCTGTGTAGAACTCGCCTTATCTTGCCTGTCTTATGATCGTGATCTAATACAGCATCATCAACTATTGGGTGCTGGCATAACGCACAGCACCCATTTTGTTGAACCAAGATCCGCTCCCGTGTTCCTTTGACTTCACTATATTTAAGTTTCACTCAACTGTTGGTTCCCATTTGGCACACCAATATACTGGTCTTACATTAGCATCAAACTTGGTACAATAACCTTCTGTGCCTTTCCAATATTCGCAGTTAGAACAGTATTGATCAACAGTACCTGATTCTTCTGCAGGCATATAAGCAGGCGGTAGGCTTTCAGCAATAGGCTCACCGTCTGGATAGGTTCTACCTGGGATTGGATTGATGTCTTGATATGGCAGCAGTTCTGCTTCTTCGCCCATCCACTCAAGAATGTGTTCATCAATCTTACGTAGTACAATAGGATCAGTGGCAGTTGTTTTAGCAGTGGCCAGTTGATTGATTTCACCAGCCTTGTCACGGATGTTGAATGAGTTAGGATATTCAACTGAACCCATCCACTGACTGCCTTGGTATTGGAACCAGAACTCCCACATCTGTTCTTCAGCAAGTTCTAGGTTATCTGCCTTTTCACTTAAACGTGCATTCAATAACTGAAACTCTGTTTCCATAGCCACACCGCTCATTGTGATGCTTTGTGTGGCTCTAACAGCACCAATGTTGGCCATCTTGTCAATGGCTGTGATAGTGTGCTCAATGCTCTTGTAGATAGCGTCTAATGAAGCACCACCAAAAGCCAGGATATAAGGTTTTAGTCCAGGATCTAGATTGTCTTCCATCCTCAACACAGCACCTGCACCTGCACTCAATTCCATGCCCATGGGTGCTACCAATGTAGGATGTCCATTTACCCTGATGCTGGCTTCTACTTCTGATGTCATGTTGTAGATGAAACGCTGGACCCTAGAGATATCTGAGATATCAGAGATACCAATACCTCTCACTGGTGATTTCTGATTGTAGGCACAGATCGCTGGAATGCTCATCAATGGATTAGGTTCTATGTCCTGGCTGATCACTGATCTAGTATCTTCATTGATCACAGTGGTCACTATCTTCTCTTGATACCATTCTTTGACTGTGATCACGGTATCATTGACATCTTCCACATATTTGAGATATCTAAGATCATATCGTCCATTAGGCAGTCTCTGATACTGCCAATCTGTGACCACTAGTGGAGTCAACAGATTGAGATAGGGTCTCACATCATTGGCCAATTCATCACCTTTGGTCAGAGCTCCTACATTAGGTTTGGCCACGATGACCCAACAGTGTCCAAACACTGATGACCATACTGCGACTTCTTTCATGAATGCGTCAAATGAACGACCATCCATGTCAGCATCTTCTAAGAATGACTCTAACATGGGTTCATATTCTATTGACGCAAATTCACGATGGGGTTTGTCACGGAATAGGAAACTCACATAGGTTGAGATCACTGATCTGCAGTGGTTTTCTAGGGGAGTGGCTGCCAATCTAGCATCATATTCTGCCTGTGTTTCGTTGACATATTTGGTCAGATATTGTCCACGCTGCCATTCTACGCCACCCATATAACTGTCTAGCATCTGGCGCCAATGGTCTCTGTTGCGTTGATGTTGTGTGTTGGTAGATGTTACTAGATTGTAGATTTCTTGTAGTGTTTGGTTCATTTATCAGTCCTTATGCGGCGATCTTATGCGTCCAGCGTTTCTCAGCATAAGGATCAGGTTGTCTTTCTCTTGAAACTGGCCATAACCAGTCTATCATATAGCCCAAGGCGTCATTCATGTGGTCAAATTCTCCCTTTTCAGGTATGGCCGTTGACCCTTCTTTATAGACCTGACGCTCTAGGCACTGTATCACATATTTACACTGAGGTGCTATGAACAAGTGTCTAACGCCTGATGCAGAGCATAACCGGGCATTGACAGCATTTATTCTGTCTCTGACGGGGGTGTGGCTTCTTGGGGCTTTGACGATAAAGTTAGGTTGATTGGCGAGGATCGTATGGTCTGACTGCCCTTGGCTCTTAGTAGAGCGGGCACTGCCTGCTGGATCTGGGTAGCAGAAGACCTTAGTCTTTGGGTATCTGCTTCTAATCTCCATCGCGAGTTCATTAGTATTGCTGGAATAGAGCGTGATTTCATCGATGACATACAAATCCTCATTGATCCTCACTGCGATCACTGCACAGAGAGGTGTGATGTTAAAATCCATGCCCACATATATGGTGCCTGTGTCTGGGTTGGCTATTGATTTCACATTGTGATTGCGATCAAAAGCATAGTAGATCTGCCCTGCTGATTCTTCCCATGTGGCCATATATTCTTGACGGAACATACGCTCTGGCATATCACGCTTGGCAGCTTCTATTTCACTCTCAGAAACATTGCCACCATCCAAAGTGGTAAATGACCAACTCTGCCAATCTTCTAAATTGTTTATGCCATTGGCATAGATCTCATAGGCCCAAGATGAGCGTCCACCCTTGGGTGTGCCTATGAACAGTGCATGACCGTTCTTATCACTGAGTGTGGGACGAACTGCGGTCCATACTTCAGGATCCATGTCTGCGAACTCATCAAATACTGCTATGCCGCTGACTGAAAAGCCACGCATGCGATCATATGAATCTGCGGATCTGATCTCTATCTGGCTGCCATTTACCAAGGTCATGACTAGATCGCTTTCATTGGTTTTAGCGATCCAATTTAACTGACCTAATCTTTCTTTGAGTTGTTCCCAGACTATGCCCTTGCCCTGTCCACGGGTAGGAGCGATATACCAACTCAAACGATTGGGTTCACGGCTGTAACGAGCCAGTTCTCTGATGGCCAGATGTGTTTTGCCAAATCTACGTCCACAGATGGCAGTCCTGAAACGGGCTGGACTGTCTGCGATCTGACGTTGTGCCTCACTGAGCGGCATCAATCACTCCAGGGTAAAACTTTGGTGTCATCAGTGTTCATAGGTGTGTCACTCTGTTGCAGTATCTGCTTGCCCAGCCATATCAACATCACAGCATTGCCACTGAGAGCCACTTTGATCTGGGCACGTCTAAGACTGTGCTTTAGATCTTCGCGACCTTTTGCTATGATGTCGCTAAAGTTGTATCTCAGCGTGTTTTCATCGATGTCAAACCACTGTGCGATCTCACGATCATTACAGCCAATAGCGGCTAGATTGTAGACATCTTCTGGCACTACAACCTTTTTTCTACGGCCACGACCTACTTCGTAGCCATAGACTTCTACGGCCACAAGTTGTTTGGGCTTGTTGCCAGTCTTGGAGGGATTGGTGGGCGGTTCTTGGTAGGGCAAAACAGTGAATGTTTCACCTTGGGGTTCTTTGGTGGGATCAGCTGGTTCAAGGCCCAGCTCTAGAGCTTGCTGTTCATCCATCTTGTATTTAAGTTAGATGTAAAAAAGCCCCAGTTTATTTGGGGCTTATTGGGTTATTTCTCTGTGAGTTTATGGTATTCTTCTATGGTAATCAATTGCCAATCAGGAAAGTTAGGACTTTTGCACCTATGTCTAACTCTTTCTGTGTTAGTAAACCCATGTGCTCGAGTGGCATCAGTTTGTGTTTCAAACACACCCAAAGGTGTTCGCACAGGTTGTTTGATCTTTTCTTTACTGGCAGCCAATCGTCGCTGATGATATTCTTGATCACTGTCTCTCTTTTCAATGGCAGCGTAATAAGCTTCCCAATATTTTGGATTATCTAATTTGGCTCTGTTGCCTTTTAGATAGGCTTTGCGATATTCAGGATCTTTGGCATTTTGCTGCATGGCTAATTTTTGTCTGCGCCAAAGTTCAGGATTATTTTTTCTAGTTTCGGCTGCTTGAGCATTAGCCTGCATACGGTTGTCTGTGGTCCTAAAATTTTCTCTTAGAGAATCTCCAGACTGCTTGATCTGTTCTCTAAGTTTGGCAAAATAAAATTTTGACATA